AATGAGAACTGAATCACAGATACTCAAGCTCTATTCTGTAGGATCTATGCACAGGATCTTGAATACATGGGCAACTGAGTATATGCATACTCTCAAGCATATTGAATCAATATCAATGAGAAATGAGGGTACATGACAGCTGCAACATGAGCCTCAAGACTATTGAAGAGTGATAAAATCCTATCTGAGATCAGGAAACTGATGGATCTGACTATGAACGAAGTCATGGCTGATCGTGAGCTTGCATTCTTGGTGACACAACATTCTGATCTATCCGTGAAACGTGCAGCACTCCGTGATTGGAATGAATTGAACTGACGTATCAAGCAGAAAATCGAACAACGTAATGTAGACAAGGAGTGAAACGATGTGCCTGTTGGACCTCCTATCATCAATGTACGTGTGATCACTAGACCTGTTGAAAATCCTCCTACTCCATAACTTTTCACTCTATGAAAATCAAGAAAGATCACTATATGAAGCTCATTGATACCTGTATTGATCTCTTCATGAGACCTGGTCTCAAAGACAAGCAGAAGCTCGATGTCAAGGAAGCTATGCAAGCAGTACGTATCTGATATATCATGAAGGTAATTGCTGTAAAGCATGCAGTGAGGTGGATCATGTTTCTATTTGTCATGTATCTCATAGCTTGCTGATTCCTAGCATACTCAATGTATATCTAAAAATCTTTTTACTTTCTTCGCAATCATGGTAGAATCCTCTCGTCAACGCGATTGCGGTCAACATATGGATTCAGAGGCTTCTCGAAGCTCACCATCACTGTGACGATACCAAACTGGCAAAAACTACACTCAAAATCACTTCAGCCTACTGTATATCATAGGTTTTTTATAGTATATGGATCAAAAAGAAAACATAGTCCTCGATCTTGAGGTGTCACCTGTATGGCAGAAGAATTATGACTCAAGAGCATTCATCACTATCAATCGTGGGTGAACGTCAAGCTCTAAGACATGATCTCTGCTGCGTCTTGTACTGTTCTGGCTGATGTCATGATACATAGACGATCAGAAATACTTCTCACAGTGAATCCTATCAATAGTCCGCAAGTATGGTGCAAACCTCACAAAGAGTGTCATACGTGACTTCGAAGGTATCATAGACGAATACGAACTCAGAAATGATATAGTGATCAATAAGACTGAGAGAACATACTCCTATGGATGAAGGACTGTTGAATTCATATGATCTGATGATCCTCAGAAGGCACGTGGTCCTCGTCGTGATATTCTGTACTGCAACGAAGGAAACGAACTCACACCTGAAGACTGGTTCCAACTGTCAATCCGTACACGATACAAGTGCTTCATCGACTTCAATCCTGATGATGATCAAATATGGATCAATACAGATCTTGAGATGAAGCGTGCTATTGAGGAGAAAGATGTCAACGTGATCATATCTACATACAAAGACAATCCATTCTTGGAAGAACGTACAGTGAAGGAGATCGAACGTCTTTCTAAGATCGATGAGAACTACTGGAAGATCTATGGTTGTGGTGAGTATGGTCGCCTTGAGTGAGTGATATTCTCGTTCACAGAGATCGATGCAGTACCAGACTGAGCGAAGTTCCTTTGATATGGTCTAGACTTTGGATATACGAACGATCCGTCTGCCTGTGTGAAGCTATATGAGTGGAATTGATGTCTGCTATATGACGAGATCATCTATCAAACTGGTCTCACGAATAGTGATCTATGTAAACTCCTCAGAGAGAACTGAATTGAGAATCGTGATGACTGATTCGGTGACTCCTCTGAGCCTAAGTCTATCGAAGAGATCTCTCGTGAAGGATTCAATATCAAGTCTGTAGAGAAAGGACCTGACTCGATCATGTTCGGTATCGATCTCATGAAGCAGTATCCTATGTTGGTCACCAAACGTAGTGTCAACCTCAAGAAAGAACTCCGCAAGTATATATGGGCCAAGGATAAGTACTGAAAGAACTTGAACAAGCCTATTGACGCATTCAACCATGCTATAGACGCTGCTCGATATATCACTATGATGAAAAAGAAGAAGCAGCAAGGTGGAAAATTCCGTCTTGTTTCTATGTAGCTCATAATGTACTTTTTCACAGAAAAAAGTAGAATTGAAAAAATTATTCACCCTTTGCTTTTATGGTAAGAACTACAACTCCTCAAAAGAAAGCAGCACCAGCAAAAACAGCTGGTCGTCGTGCACATTCATATCGTGGACAAACTTTCTGAAATCTCTGAGAGATTCCTGTATCACTCAAACTCTACTACAATCTGTATCGCAAGAGCACAGATATAAATATCGCAGTGAGCAAGCTCTGACGTACTGTTGGAAAATCAGGGTATGTATTCAACGACGAGAAAGGAAATACTGTAGACAATCCTCTCATTGCTGAAGCGTTTAAGTATATCCAGATTCACAAAGAAACCATAATCCGTGATCTCTGGATCTGAGGGAATGCATACGTTGTGCCAGTCAAGAATTGATTCAACGAGGTGATAGACTTCCAGATTGTGGATCCTCGTACAATGTATGTGATTGCTGATAAGCATGGAGAAGTTCGTGCATACATACAGAAATCCAATAAGGGTGAAGTTGTCAAGTTCGATGTCAATGAGGTATACCATCTCATGGATACACGTGATCATGACAACGAGGTCATAGGAAAGTCACGTATTGAGACACTGATCTATGATATTATGTGAGATGCAGAAGCTGGAAAGTCCAACTATGCATTCTTCAAGAACAACGCCATTCCAAATACTCTGATCATTCTTGATGAAAACCTCAAGGATGATGAGATAGACAACGCTATAGAACAACTCAAAGAGCAGTTCGCTGGTGGTGAGAACAAGCACAAGATCTCAGCAAATATCGGTATCAAGGATGTCAAGCAACTCTCTCAGTCAATGAGAGATATGGAGTTCCTTGCACTACGTAGATTCACAACTGACAAGGTGTGTGCTCAAATGGAAGTTCCTAGAATGCTTCTATGATATACAGACAATGTCAACTTCAGTACTAGTGATAATGCCTACAGGACATTCATCGAAGACACAGTACGTCCACTAGAAATGATCCTAGAGCGTTTCTTCTCTGAGATCATAGAGAACGAATTCTGAACAAAAATCTTGTTCGAATTCATAGACAACAGACAGTTCGATCGAAAAGATACACTTGATGAGATAGACAAACGCTTGGCAAATGGTACTATGACGATCAATGAAGCTCGCAAACTGCTTGGCGATGATCCATATAAGGACGTAGAGATGGCAGATAAGCCGATCATCAAGAATGGATTTGTTCTTGTAGAGGATATTTGATCAGTACCACTCTCTCCAGAGAATGCACCAGCGAAATAATTCACTTTTTTACAATATCAAATATTATATCTATGTCACACTTCGAACACATTCAAGGAGACACTCTCACATTCAAGGTGATAGTAAAAAACAGCGATTGAACTCTTGTGAATCTCACCTGAGTCAATGCAAAGTTCACTATGAGAAAAGACTATACAAAACCTATTGTCCTCTCTCATGATTGTACAGTATCAAATGCAGCAGCATGAGAAATACAAGTGAATGTTCCTGCTAGTAGCATGACAATGGCTCCTTGAGCATATAAGTGGGAAATTCAACTCACCTGAGCTGAAGTTCGTACAACTCCTGTACAGTGAATCACTATAATCTCTCAACTTACACCAAATGTCTAGCAACGATCTCATCATTGAGATAGTAAAGCAGGAAATTATCATACAACCTGTTGAAAAAACTATCGTCATACAAATGCCTTGAACTCAGTGAGTGCAGTGACAAGCCTGAAAGTCTGCATATGAAATAGCTGTAGAGCTATGATTCGTATGATCAGAAGAAGACTGGCTCGCTGAACTTGAACTTGAGTGACAGTTTGATAACTATCCTCATGATCTCGCTCTTGAATACTGGGCGGCAAAAACAATATAATTCTTTACTTTTCTTCCTATGACTCTCCAGCAAAGATTCTCAGCGTTCATCACAGCAGTTGGTGCTGATGTCAAATCGATTCTCACGTCGATTGGTTCGCTTGTTTCCCTTACTACTACCAACAAAACTAGTATCGTATCAGCAGTGAATGAGCTAGTCACCAAGATTGGTACACTTACAACGCTCTCTACTACAGAGAAGACGAATCTAGTGTGAGCGATCAATGAGGTTGCTTCTTCAGTATCAGCAAAAGCTACTATCAATGATTCTGCAGCTTCTGGTTCGACTACATACTCATCTACGAAGATCGATTCACAAATAGCTGCTTCTATCACAGCACTTCTCAATGGTGCAGACGCTTCCAACGATACTCTCAAGGAACTTGCGGATCGTATCACTGCAGCAGTTGCAGCAGATGCAGGCGCAGTCTCTGCTATCTCAGTGCAATCATTCACAGCTCCTCAGAAACTTCAAGCTCGTGAAAATATCGATGCATATGGTTCTGTTGAACTCGGTGATCCTGATACAGATCTTGCAGCTCTCTATACTACAGCTAAAGCATAAATTCTATGACTCTTGCATGACGCATATCCGCTCTAATAACCGCCATTGGTCTCGATATCAAGGCGTTATTTTTGCGAGTTCTTCCTCCTGGATGAACAACTGGTCAAGTACTCTGAAAATCATCAAATGCAGACTATGCAGTATGATGGATTGATCAAAGTGGTGGTTGAGGATGATCAGGTCTTGAAGCTCCTGCAGTTATGGCACGACAATATTTTTGATTCTAAAAACATATGATACACCTCTCAAATACGAACGAAACACTAGAAATACTCACCTCTTCAACTGCGCAAATTGAGTATTTTATATCGTGGGCTGAGACTAGTTCAACATGATCAACATTTGTAGCAGGAAATGCAAAATGAACTATAAGCACTAGCACTTCAACTACTGTAGTATGAGCTCCTGCTGCTTCTACAATACGAAAAATAGCAACTGTGTTAATACGCAATGCAGGAACTACGAACAATAATATCACTCTCAAGGTGGATGCTGGAGGGACTGAGTATCGCATGACTCCTGATGTACCACTGATGGCAGGAGAATCTATGATATTCTCAGAAGATAGAGGCCTTGAGGTATTTGCCAAAAATGGTACTCAAAAAACCTCTGCCAATATATCAGAGATCTGACGTACTATTCCTCTCATGAAAACTGGAACAGCTCCAGAGGCGGCCGGACAATTTTATTGTTTTGCAAAGGACGCAGGAACTCCGTGAGCGTGGACTCCGGGAACTCCATGAGTGAACGGAAGAGTCACAGATGGAACAACAACCACAGACAATGGGTGTCTATACTTCCCGGATCCCTCCGCGTGAAATTCCGGATATATCCGCGACGCGGATATATCATCCACAGTCACAGGGCAATTCAACCTTTTCGATTTTTTGTGGGTAAATAGTGGACTTGTCGTCACGACAACAACGGCACAAGCGATCACCACTCCAACTCTTCCAGCTCGAGACACAAACGGATCGACCAATGGAGAGGGTGTGGAGGCAGGGATTCTCGTGACAACGGCGACGACGAATGCAGCCGTCGTGGCAAATATCACGATATCATACACAAACTCCGTCGGAGTGACATGAAGGACTGGAACAATGTCTTTTCCGGCAACAGCAGTAATCGGGACTTTTGTTCTCTTCAACCTCGCGGCCGGTGATAAAGGAATCCGATCGATCCAATCCATAACAATCGGAACAACACTCACAGCCGGGGCAATATCTCTCGTATTGTTCCGTCGAGTCATCTCATCTCCGGTCACTCTTATCAATACAGGATCCCTCCAATTCCCGAAGACAATCGACACTCGTGTATACAATAGATCTTGCCTCATTCCACTCATGCTCGCATCGGCCACGACAGCGATGACGATCAATGGTGCAATATACTTTGTAGAAAAATAGTATAACTTTTTTGATCATGAATTTTGACTATCAAACAAGACAGGAGCAAGTGGTAGCAAATGCTATACACCAAGCTCTGAAGAAAGACCGGAAGAAGATCCAGGAGCACTTGAGAAAACTCGATTCTCAGAAGTGACTCCTGGATTCTCTTTCTATTTTCCTCGATAACTGGATCTCACCATTGGTCCAGAAACTCGTTGACAAAGTCAAGCCTATAATCAAGAGAGGTGCAAAGGATCATCCTGATGCTGACAAGATTCCAAAGTTCGAGATCGACTTCTCTATCGCTACACGTCCTGAAGCTGTATATATCGAAGCTCTCAGTACACTTCACCTCTCTCAAAAGAAGTGATCTATCACACTCACTACAGTTGAACGGATACAGGATGCTGTTGCAAAATGAGTGAAAAATTGACTTTCATATTCTGAGATTGCAGATAGAATAGAGGAGTTGGATCCTTTTGTGTTCTCAAGAACAAGAGCTGAACTTATAGCTATCAATCAGGTTGGAAAAGCCTATCAATTCGGTGAATTCAGAGCCTCACAGGCTCTTGTTGCTGAATGATATACAGTACTCAAGAAATGGAGTACAGTTCATGATGCTAGAGTCACTAAGACTCATACACAAAACGAAGAAGATGGATGGATCAAACTCGATGACAAGTTCTCTTGAACAAGAGACTTGATTCCGCCTGCTTCTGACAATCCTCGATGTAGATGCTCACTACTTTACCATGTGGAATAAATGACTCGAATGACTGATCAAGCATTCTTGAAGAATCTAGGAGTCGATCCTAGTGATACCAACGTTTCTCGGTGGAGAGACGGTTGGACTCTTTCTGAGCTGAGATCATGAGTTGAATGGAGACGAATCGAGTACGAAGCAAACGTAAAAATGGAGCAAAATCAAAATAATTTACAAATCGAACAAAAAAAGTACTATTGGGATATAACATAGCCTATTCACTTCTTCTATATTATGAAAAAGACTTTTCACTTCCAAATGCCTATCGATCAGAAATCGATTGAGCTAAAATCAGATGGAACTCTCTCTATCAAAGGATATGCTTCAACAAAGGATCAAGATCGCTACGGTGATATTGTGGATCCAAAAGCATTTGAGAATACTCTCGAAACATTCTCAAAGAATCCTATCATGCTCCTTCAGCACGATGCGAACAAACCAATTGGACGATTCCCTGAAACGTCTATAGACTCAAAAGGTCTTGCGGTAGTTGGTGATGTCATGTATGATGAAGATAGTTGTATGAAGAAGATCCAAGACGGTATTCTCTGAGCATTCTCCATTGGATATATTCCAAAGAAGTACGAGATCAGAAATGCTGAAGGTGAGCTCATCGCTACTGAAGCTGGATACGAGGATGGATATGACTGGGAGGATGTGTGGTATGGTGAAGGTATCGTTCGAACCATCAAGGAGCTTGATCTTATTGAGATCTCAGTGGTTTCTACTCCAGCCAACGCTCATGCAGTGTTCTCTATGCAGAAATCAGTCAAATCATTCTTCGCTCAAGAAGCTAAAGAATGGAAGAACAAAGTGATCGCTGAAATCAAAGCAATCGAAGAAGAAACAGAAGAGAAAGAAGC